TTCACTCATAGCAGTAACTTTAAAACCTCCCTTAGATACACTCTCTGATGCTTTTCTAACTGGCATGTCTACATTTTTAGACTCCCTAGTTACATCACCGATTGCATCTGCTTGACCTTGCTCGTAAAAATACTTCGCAAAAGCCTCAGGATTCATCGCTACTGATAGAGCTCTGTGATACGCATTAGCATCCTTTAAGTAACCGTCCTCATTAACATGACTGCTAATAAAGTTAGTAACGTCAGACTGAGCTTTCTTTAGTTGCTCTGGGTTACCAGGCTTATAAGTTAACTCCCTCTCTCCTACCTTAAATTCAAAACCTTTGAATCCTTCGGAGAATAGTTTGTTAGTCTTATCTAAAAAGTACTCCTGTCTTTTTAAATTTTGCTGCTGCGAATCTTTAGATTCTTCAGCATATTTCTTGTAAGCATTGTAGTTTTCTCTCTCACCTTCTGGAACAAAATCACTACTTGACTCAAGTGGCAATTTGTACTGCTCCTTCTGTTTGTTAAAATACTCCTTTGCTTTTACAAGCTCTTCTTTCTTGGCAATCTTAATCTTTCTAATCTCCGACTCCTCATCCATTTCTTCATCATAACCAAATCTTTCCTCTAACTCAAACGCAATGTCGTCAGAATCTAGGTGTTTCTTGGTTTCAGACCAATAATCAGCCAAGAGGCTGTCTGGGTTAGCTTTATCAAAATCTTTGTTTAACTTAACAAAGTCATTGATTCCCCTTCCAGTTTCTTTTTTAAACTTTAAGAAAGTAGAGACATCCTCTGGAAGTTCCTCATTACTTTCTCTCTGCTCAAATAACTCTTCAATAGAGTTAATTTCTTTATCCTTATACCTGTTCTTTATATATGAAAGAACGTCAGTATCTTGTAATTCTTTTTGTTCAACCTCTTCTGTTGACTCGGTAGCTACTTCTTCTTTCTCACTTACTGGCTCCTCTACAGCTACTTTTTCTTCTGTTTTAGGTGCATCTGCATCCTCAAACTGTTGCTCGTGCTTCTCTAAAAGTTCAGCCTCTATCTGCTGTTTTGACTTTTCGGGTTCCGCACTAACCTCTTTTACTTTAAATCCGTCCATTATATTCTATTTTAATTTAATTTAATTCTCTGATTACAAAGGTAATAAACTTTTTTATATTTATCTAGGCTCAAATTCAGCTAAATCAAAACCATCTAAGCTATCCTCATTAGATTCAAAATCTATTGGTGGTAGGTCATTCTTCTTTTGATTAACTATTTTTGATGTTTGAGTAGACTGCTGGCTAATTCTTTCAGACTTACCTTTCTCTCTTTCATTCTCTCTACGTTGTAAAGCATCGGCTTCACGACCTTTAATCTGCATCTGCATATTAAACTCTACCTGCATCAACTCTTTCTTAAGATTAGCCTCCGCATTCATCTTCTCAATCTCAAACGCTATCTCAGCCTGCTTAACCTGAATCTTAGATTGCATCTCAGCCTGTGCTTGCTGCATCGCTGACTCAGCAGCCGCTTGTTGAGACTGCATGTTTATTTGCGACTGCATCTGCATCTTCTCATTCTCTCTATCCACATCCTGCTTCTGCTTATTCTTTCTCTTAACCTTAAGAAGCTCATTTGCCATCTTAATATTCTTAATCTGACGAATATCAATAGCATCTTCCAGCGTAATTTGGTCTCTGCTAAGTGCCATCTGTATATTAGCCTCAAGCTGTGCCTTTTGTTCCTCATCTGGAGAAACTTCAATAAAAATTCCAAAATCATGGAGATACAAATTGTTGATGTCCTCTAAAATATTTATATTATATTTTCCAATTTGATTTGCAAATTCTTCCCTAAAGTCAGAATACTCTAATACATCAGCAACCCTTACAGATAATGCCTCCGCTAATTTTTTAGTAATAAATAAACTACCATCTAATATATGTCTAGTAGCAGTGTTGGAATTTAGTGCTGCTAATTTCTGAACACCTACCAATGCGTTAGGGTCTGGAGTAGAACCATCCCTAGCCTCATTTAAACCTGTTACATCCCTAATCATACCTAAGTAATGATTATAGGTACTGATTAAGCTAGCCATCTTAGCTTGACCACTATTAGAGTTTAGTTCCTGAATAGGAACCTTACCGTGGTTAAACTCACCATCCTGTGTAAAGCTTCTACCGATAACACTACCTGTTTGGAAGTACATCTTAAGTGCATCCTCTGGGTTGTATGCAGCTCCAGTACCTAGGTCCACCTCGTTAATACCATCCGCATCTATGTATACACCATCTGGAACTACCTTAGCAATTACTTGCTGTAGCTTAAGGTGTGTCATCTGAATTAAATCAGCGAATGTTGTCATTCGTCTAACTAATGACTCAACAACTCCTTTATACATTCTTGGTGCAACACCTATGTAGTTTGGTAGTGCATACTGAGAGGCTGACTTAGGTCTAACCATATTCTTAGCAAGCTCCCACTTAATTAGTTTATTACTTCCGAGTATCATAATACCCTCATACCACACATCAATTCTTTTCTCTATTCTTTCGAATCTTTCCTCTGTTCCTTCTGGTGGATTAAAGTTCTCGTCCTTTCTAACAACCCTTTCACCACCGTTCTCTAAATATTTTTTCTTATAAACAAACTTCTTATCTGTTTTGTAGTTATAATATAATAAGGTAACTACATCTTTCTGAAAGATATCGTTCTGATACTGTCGTGTAACACCGTAATAATCATACCACCCTGAGCTGGTATCTGCAATCTCTTGTAACTCTTCCTTAGTTATATCTGGCTTTATTTTAATAAGCTCTGTAATTGGCACCTGTTTTACTTCTCCGAAATAAAAACAATCCTCAAACGTAGGACTTTCTGTGTAGCTATATACTAATGTTGCTGGGTCTACGTAGTCAACCTTAACACCTGAGTTAGGTAAGAACTCATGCTTCACCCACCCCATACCTACTGTAGCTATGTCGTAGTTATATCTTTTCTGAATATCTGAATAATGATTTTGCTCTAGTAAGGTGTTGATAGCTTCTTCCTCTGCAATCTCTATACCTGGCTTATAATTAAGCTGCATGTGTAGTTGTAGCTCTTGGTCATCAGCAGGTAAATCCTCAGCTGCTGTGTTAAATGCATCTATACCAAACTGTTCCTTACTCTGTAGTAAGAAATCTTTAGCCACCATATCTGCCTCTATCATGTTCTGATACGACTTCCTGTTGTCAGCCGCCATAGCATCCTGAGCATATGCCTGAACGGTAAATAACCTATCAGACATTCCATTAACTACTATATCAACAAACTTAGGTATAATAGGAACTGGTGTCCAATCTAGATTCAAATAAGATAAGTCACCGTCTACCGCTAACTCACTCTTATACTTCGCTACTGATTGTTCTCCTCTTGCATATAACCTTAGTTTATGGAAGTCAACCCATTGGTTGTAGTACCTACAACTATTACCTGACCTCTTAAACCATTCATACTGGATTGATTTACCTACCTGTAATCCATACTCTGCTGATGCTTTCTGAGCATCAGTTGCTAATTGATTGGGAAAATTAGTAGGATTTACTGCTATGGTAGATTCCTTCATTTATTTAATGATTTGGCTTATGTTTCCTTTGTTACTATATCTTGCAAAGATAACAGATATTTTTGACTCTTCTTTAGTTGGGGTGTAAATATGCTTCTGATTTGCCATAATTGCTAGTCCTGAGCTAATAGATGCATCATGTTTGGTCCTATTGTTGATGTCAAACTTAGCCCAATCTATTAATGTTCTATTAAAAAACATAGAACCTATCTCCTCAGAATCTCTGTATGTACCCTCTACATCAAACCCTACGTGCTTCTCTATGTAAGATTCAATAGCTGATGCGTGTGCTTGTTTTATGTCCTCCGATGAGTTTGGTATACCTCCAAGCTCTCTCTCTGTCTTAGATAGCTTATTATATGTCTTATCGGGTCTATTCATACAAAAGTGACGATATCCTCTATTTTTAAAGTGATATAGTATTCTTGCTTTGTTGTTCTCTATTAGTGCTGGCATTCCGTAAAAGATACACGCCATTAACACCTCCTCAAAGAATATCTCTGCGGTTTGAGGTCTAGCGATATACTCCAAGAAAAACTCATTAGATGGACAGTTATCCATATTAAACTTAGTCTGCCCGTGTAATGAACCATTAGAGCCTTTACCAACTACAGTTCCTGATATATCATAGGGGTCACAACCAAACGAACCTAAGTGTTCATTTCCTGGGTGATACTTACCGTTCTTCTTAAACACATTATTTCGTAATCTTTCCTCTGGTATCCATGAAACTAAGAACCTACCATTCCTGTTAGGTGTCCATATAACCTTTGTGTCTTTTACACCATCCTTCCAGTGAAAGCTACCTCGTGTTAAATACCTGTCTTTTATTAAGGAATCGTTGTAATCTATCTGCTGGTATATTTTAGTTAGATTAAATATAGATGACTTACTCTCATCCCTAAATGCGTGAGATTCTGTTCGTGGAAACTGACGATAAAACTCATTCAATGCATCCGCATCAGCCTTTAAGGAGTCAACCTCGTTTTGCCAGTAATCAATAACACCTGTCTTTATCCACGCCCCATCTACTCCTTTAATTGGCTTATCTGGAGTATAAAACACTGGCATTCCAAACTCATCTATATATCCCTCAAAGTTCCACTCCATAGGAATAAACAAAGAATATAGTCCTGATTTTGTTTGACCATTATTATTTCTTTCAAACGGGTTAGAGTTTTCATATAACTTTTTAAAGTTATCACCACCCTTGTCTAATGCGTTAGATGTAGAACCCATCATACACTTCCCTATAATTCTACTACCTAATCGAAGACATGTTTTAGTAACCCTCCAGTTGTTTAATATATTATTTGGTTTTAACCACTTACCACTTTCATCATGTACTAGCAACAATAACTTCTCACCATCGTATGAGTTATCGTCTGTATTCTTCCAATCTATAGTAGTATCTAGACCATCTAACTCATCCTCTTCAGTGTCGTACATATTTTTCTTAGTAATCTTACTAGCTGGTACACGAAAAGCAAGCTCGGTCTTTGGTCTATCCATACCATCTTGTATGGGTTTAAAAAAGAAAGGGTAATTTAATGTTATAGGAACTACCTTGTCGGTAAACATTTTCTTAGCATCACTACCAGTTTTAGATAGTATACCTATCCTTGAATCCTTAGATATTGTACCTATGTTAGCACACTCCTCAGAGCCCATAAAAGAAAACCCTGAACGCCTATTCTTTAGGTAGCACATACCAAAACTTCTATCGTCAGCCTTACACGCCTCCCAAAAGATATAAAACAATCTATTAGACTCCCTAAAATCAGGTTTACCAACATCTATCTTAGTCCACTGTAGGTACATATAGTGAGAACCTGTTATGTATGTGGGTTTACTGTTGTTTGTAAACCAATATCCATCCTCCCGTCTATCGAACTCTGATTCTATATAATCAACCCATTTATCCTTAAAAAGATTATCTCGCTTGTTCCAATCAAAAATTGTTCTTATCTTGCTAAGTTCTTTTGGATAGTTTTCAGAAACCCACTTATTATTTCCTTTTTTTAAATCAGTAGGTGCTTTAGGTAGTCCTATTTTAATTCCATTTATTTCGTAGACCTCTCCTAAGGTTCCATCTTTAGAAATAATTACAACGTCATACTTTTCATTGTATCCGTACTTCCAGGATTTAGCCTTATTCTTAGTAGTTATGGTAGATGTGGTTGCATCTAATTTTATTACCTTATGTAAGTCAAGATTATCTTGACCTTCTTTCTGCGAATCCACCACTAGATGTGTTTTTTGAGCTAGAGCCACTATCTTCTAACATAGCCCTCTCAGCTTCTATTCTGTTTAAAATCTCAAAGGCATCAAAAATAGCCAACTTCTTTGTAGCCGCTGCATTCTTTAATCTATCGGCAGCTAGCTCATCATCGGGGTCAGGCTTTATAATATCTTCCTTGGCTACCTTTACCAGCTGCTTAACAGCTAACTCACCAGCTTTTATAATGTCTTCCTTGATTTTTTTAATGTCCATCATAGTAATATACAAATATTTTTTGTAAACATCCTATACATTTTTTCCCCTTCTACATTAAACTCATACTCACTCTCTGGTTGAAATGATATTAAATCACCTTCCTTTAAACCCATAGATACCATATCCTTATTAGCATATCTAATGTTACCTATGAGCTCTTGCTCTATATCTTTTGTTTTTAGTAATGACTCTTTTTTATCTATAGGTGTTACAAAACAATAGGGAGATGGAGCCTTCCACCCATCCTTTGTTTTATATAAAAAGAATTGGTCAAAATCAATCAAAAATAAATCATTCATAAAAAAAGAAGGTCCACTCTTTTCTCTTCCCTTCATGTCGTAATACTTCCTGAATACATTATGATGCACAAGTAGTGTGTCGCCTACCTGAATCTCTCCATCATAAGTTATAGGTATAGATAGTACCTCAGCAAACCTATTTGTCGCCTTATGGTCCTCCTGTGATGAGCTAACAATAAAATCTTTATCACCTATTTTTTTGGTGTGACTATATCTCTTACCGTCAACTGGCTTTACTAAGAACTGAAATGTAGACCTCATGAACCGCAACCAATGCAGTCAAAGTGTGAGTCTGTAGGTTTGGTGCCGTTTAGTTTCATTTCAATATTATGAATCTCATCCTTAATATCCATATCCTGCATCATATCCCCAGTTAAAAGTTCTTCTAACTTTTTTATTCTCTGCTTTAACTCTGTTTCTTCCATTGTTTAAAAGTTTATGTTATACTCGATAGATACAGGCATATTAGCATTAAATTCTTTCCAGAGATAAACCTCATCTCCTTTTAGAATCCATATCCTAATACTCTTATCTGACTCTTGTCTTATGTGATGTATTTTATGACTACCACCCAGCACATCCTGTCCCACAACATAATGCATGGCACTAGATTTATAATCAGCCCCTATAGATATCTTTCTAATCATTACG